GTGTTGAGCTGGGGCAGATACAGCAACACAACCATCATCCGCGATAGCGAAAAAGAAGCCCGCCAGGTTCAACCCGGCGACACGGTAACGATCTGAGGATCCGCAAATGAACGAAGAAACCAATTACCGCCGGTTCTGGCGAAACCTTGTGATCTGTTGTGCGCTTTGCTCGCTGTTGTTCTGGATCCCGATGGGCTATCTCGCCTTTCGTGTTGGCTCTGTGGTCTGGGATGCGCTGTGGTCTCTTATAAAAATGTAGTGAAATCAAAGGAGAAAACTAAATGGCTTTGTACGAAGAGAAGTATCAACTCAAAGGAAATGAGCTAATGAATCGGCTGCTGGAACAGGTTGATGCATGGAAATATGTCAATAAATACAAGTCAAAAAAGCAACAAAAGGCGGCATTTTGCCGCCAGAGCTTATTGCTTGAAAACGAACAATGAATCGTATTTTCCAGGATTAAGGTTATCTGCATGAAGATCAGTCAGCCCAAGTTTAGCAATGCCTTGAACGAGAGCCAGGTATGCGCCAAGACCATCAACAGTAATGACGCGGTAAATATCACCAGCTTCATTTTGAATCGCTGTCAGCATCGGCATGCCACCAAGTTCAGCATCCTTCGCTTTGCGGACTACTTCGGAGATTTTCTCATCAATGGAGGACTTCACTTTTCCTTCTACATATTTATCTTTCATTTTTATCCCTTTTTTGCTGTATGCGTTGGCAATACTAACCATCTGCTGTGTTTGAGGGCAAGAAAGTTTGCCGCACATGGCGAGCCAGAAAAGGCAGATCATGTCTGACTATTCCTCCTTAGTTTGGGAATGGAACGCCAAACGGCAGGCTATCAACCCCAACCACGTCTCAGATCCTCAAATTGAGTATCTCACCCCGAAAGGCGAGCGGAAGACGCTCGCCTATGCGGATTTGGTCGATACCGTTTATCGCACCCCCATGCGCCCGCGCGAAGGTGCCGCGCGTGAAGCATTCGACCGCAAGGGACGCGCCCACTACCTGCGCCGACGGGTTCAGACTCTACCGGCGTTTATCCGCAAGCGGTTCTCTCTGCGCCTGGAATCGCTGGAGCGTCACGACCCAAAAGAGGCCGTGCGCTGGCTGTTCAGTACGTTTGAACGCCATGTCTTACGCCGTGTCGATGCGGTAAACGCACAATACCTACCGCAGGCCGCGCTCCCGGCGATCCTTGCGCCCCTCCGTGATGATTTTCACCTGCTGCCTTGGGCGGACAAAAAACGCCTGAAACGACTGGCTTATAAGCTCGCCAACCTGATGAAAAGCGAGTTTATGCGCGAGTTTGATTTTCAGTATGAGAAAACCGCTGATGTTGAGTTTTCCACGCTTTACGCATACGGATTTATCGCCAGTAAAGCGACAGCGCTCAATATCGCGATCCCTGGCTGGAGCCGGTATTGCGAAGAGAAGCTGGAGGCCGAAGAGGCGCTGCGTGCCGTTGCGCGCCTTCAGTCAGAAAAGTGGTGGTTAGGTAAAATCCGCCGGATCCATGACTGCTGGCGCGAGCACCTCATGATCGCCGCTGGCTATGTCAGTAAGGTAGCCTCGCCGTATTGTTCTGATCCGTGCTTCAAAGAGTGGATAGCCCAGAAAAAAGCAAACCTTGAATTTCTTAATGCGATGGAGCTGGAAGACCAGGACACCGGCGAGCGTAGTTCTTTGCTGGATAAGGTCATGGGTAGCGTATCCAACCCGAAGATCGCGCGCCATGAGCTGATGGTACGCATGCGCGGGTTTGAAGATATGGCTAACGAAATGGGCCTGGTCGGCATGTTCTACACCTTGACTGCGCCGTCGCGTTATCACTCAACGCATGTGCAATCCGGGAAGCGAAACGATAAATACCGCGACGCCAGCCCGCGCAAAACTCAGAAATACCTCTGCAAAGTATGGTCGCGCGTCCGTGCCAAATGGGGGCGCGAAGGCATTCGCACCTTTGGTTTTCGTGTTGCCGAACCGCATCATGATGGAACCCCACACTGGCACCTGTTGTTATTCCTGCGACCAGAAGAGGCTGAGTACGCCACGGCTATTTTCCGCAAACATGCGCTGCGTGAAGACGGTGGCGAGCCAGGCGCTCAAGAGCACCGTTTTACCGTCACGCCGATTGATGAAAAATTTGGCTCAGCGACGGGATACATCGCGAAATACATCTCAAAGAATATCGACGGTTACGGCATGGATGGCGAGTTAGACGACGAGTCCGGCCAGCCAGTCAAGGAGCGCGTTCGGGCGTGGGCTTCTCGTTGGAGCATTCGCCAGTTTCAGCAGATTGGAGGCGCTCCCGTTACTACCTGGCGCGAGCTGCGCCGGTTGGGTAGCCGTGAGCTGGTATTGCATCCGGAACTTGAAGCGGCCCGCGCGGCAGCTGATGCGCCGGACTGGCCGGGATACACCAACGCCCAGGGTGGCCCATTTGTTCCGCGAGATTGCCTGCGCGTTCGCCTCAACTACGAATACACCGAGGATGGCAACGATTATGGTGACACGGTCGCCAAAATCACTGGTATCTACTGCCCGTATTCGGGCGGTGATTCTGTCATTTTCACCCGCACCACCGATTACAAGATTGTGCCGAAGCGTAAGCCGTCGCCGGTCGAGAATTTGACCTTAGAAGGCCGCGCAGCGGCCCCTCGGAGTTCTGTCAATAACTGTACGGGGCGCTCTGTTTTGGATGAAAAACCACCGTCAGAAAAGGCAGTGCCAGCTGATAAAACCGCTCAAGACGACAGTTCAGTGATAGAACTTCCGCTGAATATCGATGTTTTGAGGCGATACTCACGCCAGCAAAGGCAGGAGATCACCAGCAGGCTAAGAAAATCCGCTCGGGAAAGCTCAGATCAAGCCTTCACGCGTACCGCGCGCGGCTTGCGCACGTCGATTGATGACGAAACCGCGCTTACATGGGGGCCAAAAGTCACCGCCGCGAAAGACATGAGTCTGACGGCAGAAGAGGCCGAGCAGCGCTGGCGCGAGCAACTGCGGATCGAGGCGGAACGGCGCGCAGATAACTACGCGGCTGCGGTTGCGGAGTATCAGAAGAAAAAAGCAGAGGCAGCATTGCGTCAGGCGCAGCAAGAAGAAGCGACGCAAAAACACGGCATCTCCGAAGAGATGATCGCCAGCATCGGCGCGCAGCTCCGCGACTGCCGGATTTTCGTCAGTGATCAAGTTGTGAAATCAGTTGCTGCTGGAGCTTTTATACGCCGCAATGGTAGATTGTTTAGTGTTTATAACGGTATATTAAGAGAGAGAATCTTATATAATGGTAATCATGAAAGTAAATCTCATCAAGAGCTTGTCTATCTACACCATCTAATGATTCGCTTGCTAAAAGTTGTGAATAGAAGCACAGCTAAAAACCCTTAGTCAGTGAGGTGTATTATCTCTTTTATCTTGAATTAAAGAAGAAGTATCGCTATAACTATTAATGAATTTAAATTTAAGTGAGTTAATTATGAATAGTAGAGTGCTTATTAACAGTTTTGTCGTGGATGATTTATCTGTGAGTTTAGTTCATGATCCTGTAATCCAAAATGATGATAATTATTTTTCTGTTCTTACAGGGAAGAATGGAGTTGGAAAAAGTCGAGCGTTGGAGATAATGTCATTCTGTATTTTTTTTATTGAGCTTTATCCTGTTCACGAAGAACAGTTTCAAAAACAATTTAAGTATTCAAAACATATTTTAAGGACAAGTATTCCTTTTTCATCATTAAGTTTCAGCTATTATGTGGGCGGCATATTAAATGATTTAACAATCCATGATGACGGAAGTGTTTCTTCGTCAATTACAGTTGCAGATAAAGAATTGCATCCGAAATTAATATGTGTTTCCAATAGCTTATTTAATCGTTTTATTGAAGGTTTTGGTCAATCTCATTCGTTCCCTTTTCATGATCCTGATAAGTATAAAAACCTATCTCTTTCTAAAGATGTTTTAAAATTCGGTGGTTTTTCTGATGATAGTTTTATTAATAAAGTTTTAGGTCATGAGGTCATAAAACTGCTATTTACTGATAAAGTAAATTATATTCGTTCTATGGCTTTTATGCGAAGTTTTGGAGTGACTGAAAATGTTACTTTAGTTTTAACAGTGAATCATTATCTCGCAGGCGCAAATCTAGACGGCATAAAGGATTTGGAAAAATTTAAAGAAAGTTTGAAGAAGATAGTCCCTCATGATGAAGAAGGGAATGCAACAGTTATAACTGATGAAATGATTCATACTACAGAGAGAATGCTGAAATATTTTTGTGGATTACTTGATGAAGAAACTCGGAGTCATTTTCGTGATGATGAGGATGGTATGTTTTTTGTGATGGGTTCGCCATTTGTAACCTTTTCTTTTGATGAGAATACAATTCTCGAGGAAGGTTTAATAAAGGATATGTTATTTTTATCAGAAATGAGAATAGTAAATGTTGAACATCTAACATTCAAGAAAGGTGATCATTTGGTAGAATCGGATAAAATGAGTTCCGGTGAGTTATGTATTTTTCTTATGCTGTTGAGGATTAATAGTGAGATTGAAGATAACACTATAATCATGATTGACGAGCCAGAGATAAGCTTGCACCCTGCGTGGCAAAAAAAAATCATTCCTGAGTTACAGCGATGTTTCATTAATTACAAAGGATGCCATTTTATTATTGCAACGCATTCCCCCCAGGTTGTGAGTAGTCTCCCTAGGGATAACTCTAGTGTAGCAATTCTTGGTAGTGATCAGGGTGCTATTCCTGGGTCCATTGTTAGGGGTAAATCATCAGACTACCAACTTTTTGCAACGTTAAATTATCCCGGAGAACATAACGAATATGTCATAAGAATGCTTACCACTATAATTGCAAAGCAAAATATCAGAAAAGAATTGTCTGGAAATGAAATTCAATTTTTAGATAGAGCAATTAAAATGTTTGAATTAAATAAGGATGTTTTTAGCGAAAGGAGCGAGAATAATACCATTGAACATTTGTTAAAGCAGGCCATTGGCATGTTCTCTATGTGAGGTTTTTATGAGGATTTCAAAAAAAATAAAGTTTTCAAAAAAAAGTAGAAAGTTTATATTAAAGTACAATCGATATGATCGGGTGGATTTTCGAGTATGGGAGGGGACGAAGGGAACTATATCTATTATCCGAAAAGAGATAAGAAAGCATTATTTAAAAGAACAAGGGCATTTATGTGCTTATTGCAGAATGCATAATCATACTTCTCATGGTTTATCGTGGGACATTGATCATATTTTACCAAAGGATCGTTACCCACAGTTTTTATTTCAACCATTGAATTTAATTTTAGCCTGTAAGGAGTGCAATGGATTTAAAAGCAATAAGATCCCATTGATGGATGAAAACCAGTTTTTAAGATATAAATACCCGCAGGATGAAAAACAATTCTCTATTATCCATCCACACTTTGATCGATACAGTGATAACATAGAAATAGAGAAGGTAGGGAATTATTATGCGTATACATACCTTACAGATAAAGGACTCGAGACCATTATTACCTGCAAATTATCAAGATATTCATTTGTTGAGTCGTACGGTACTGAAGATATTGATACAATTAATGCAATTGAACAGCAGGTTCTTGTGAATGATAGCTATGAGAACGATCAGGATTTTATTGATATACCACAAATATACCTGAATGAAATAATTAGGAGGTTGCATTCAAGGCGGCTCGTAATAAAGAAATCTGCAGAGTTTCCTAGCGTTATAAGGTAAATGTCTGAACGACATATCTTGAGGCGCATAAAGGTGCACAAATTTGCACAATTTTTAAAACGTCGTTTTTGCTATGCAGAGCCAGCACTGGCAAGGGTTTGGCGGTTTGCACAAAGTGCACAAAAAGAGGC